GGGACTTTATGTCAGTCTCCCAACTGCTGCCCTCTCAAAGGGTAGCAGAGGGAGGTTAGACATAACAGCGGTTACCCACTGCTGCCAATCCAGTCTCACTCCATTAGTAAGGCTGGAATGCGGGATGTAGTCCCATCTAGGACTGCACCTCGGCTTTGAGTAGTATACATACCTGTCATGCCTGACAGATATATACGCCACGTCCGAAGGGGCGGTGGGGATGTGCTGGCTTGAAACCAGCTCACCCCACAAGAAACTGCACCACAACCCCGAAGGGTTGAATGCAATTTCTCTCAACCGACCGATACCATGGATGGTATCACCTATAATCCTAAGGCGATTAGGGCGGCGGTCCCAAGTACGATACTTGAAACTACCGTTCCTGTCGCGATAAGGTTTACAGATAGCAAGTGGAACACGTAGACCAGAGTCTAAGGCTGACTCGTAAGGGACCGGGTTAAGAAACCTGAATCCTATATGAGAAAGCAAAAGTCTCACAGAATTCCGGAGAGGAATTCCGGTATACGCAGACCACTCGTTTAATTGGTTGACAGCCACTAGGTAATCTTGCGGACGATCCAGTTTTCGAATGAAAACAGGTCGAACTGGTTGGCCAAAATACCAATCAGCCCCGCAGGACTCCCTAAATGAGCCTTCAAAGAAGGTCTTGTCGACATTAGTCACGAACCCAAGTTTGTCAAGGTAATGAATTACCCTCCCCACAATTGAAGTGGGGCAGATAAGATCATCACCGAAACATTCCCAGGTATCGTGACCGCTGCGCCCAAAAAGGGAAACAGCAGTCTTCAAGATAGCACTAAATACAATAGTCTGCAAAGGAAATGTAAAACCATTACCCATTGTAGACATCATGTATAATGGCACATCCTTATTACCAATCTTAGTGACCGGGGAGCGTAGAACCAAAAGTAGTTCAAAAAACCACTTAGGCAAAAACGCTTCACAGAAACCAAGAGAAAGGGAATCGGATGCAGAGGAAAGGTCGATAGTAGCAAAACTACCATCAATCGAACCCTCTTGAGCCAGCGCACGATTTGCACAGGGTTGCGATCCAAGATCAATTCCAAAGAATGTCTTGAGGCGCTTCTCTAGCACTGTTGCTAATCCGAGCTGATAATAACTATTCAGCAGAGGTTCAACACAGATCATGCGACTAGTACTACTCGTCTTCGGAACAAAAGAAGAGCGACTGCCCTTCACTACATTCGCGGATCCGTACTCAGCGTAGCGTTGGCATTCCGCATCGGCTAAGCAGGGGATCTGTTCAGTGTAGTGCTTGTACATTAAGTACAGGTACTTTGATGTAGTCGACAGCTGTGACGAGAAGAACTTCGTATAATAGGAAGTTCCTAGCGCCCCAACTGAAACTCCTGGACCCGGCCGAGCTACGGTATTTAAATCGTAGAGGGAAGGGACTAGGAGATCACCAGAAGGATGGAAGAAGTCATCTAGTACTCTACGGAGTTCACCGTAGAATACACGATCAATTTCCCATTCCTCAAGGGGATACGACCAGGCTTTACAACGGTTATTAGCCGCAGTAAAACTATCTAACGAAGCTAAGTCAGCCTTACGAGCATCTTTCGGTATCCACTTACGGATTACCGACTGACGCAGATAAGAGCAGGCGAAAGCCTTATAAGATAGGCCAGCTTTAGCCAGATCCCGCAAGGGTAAATCTGAACCAAAGCCAACATCAAGGCAAATGGCATTATAAAGAGCATCAGGACTAAGGCCCATGTTGTTCTCCATGATCGGTTTGAGTTAGCGGGACTATATTACTATAGTACCACTAAAACGTACTAATTTAATAGTACCAGGTAGCTTTGTCAAGGTGAATTTACTAAAATACACCCGTGACAAGAGTATCGCCAATGGAAGCTGAGATTGAACTCATGCTACCAAGGTGAAGACTCAAAGCAGCCCGTATATTTGCAGCATCCACAGAGTCGGCACCAGCTGGAATGTCAAGCTGCGTGGTGATAATTAACACCTGCGAAGCTTGGCCTGCCAGAACGGTGCAGCCTTTGCGAGTGATGATCTTATACGAGTTCCTAGGAACCGATCCTAAGACCCCCGTCGCGCCATTCACTGAAGGCAACTGTCGAAGGACAGGAGGCCTTGAGAGAGTGATCGTGAAAGGGCGGCTCGGTGAAGATGAAGCATCCACACCGGTCTGTGTTCCGCCAATGGCAGACACAGCATACTGTTTACCCGTGTTAGTGGGAGCAGTATCCGTTGCCAGCGTATACGTCGGTGACGTAAAGCCGGTTTGGGCCCCTCCTGTAATGGGAGAAGTGAGATTAAAGGACATGGAAGTCCTCCAGGGATGACTAAGTTAAGACTAATCAGAGTTTCTGAATTAGCCCAGAAGTCAACTTAAATATACGAGGTTGAAACACTGCCATCATGTTAAGCCATTTCTTAGGACTAGTCGGAACTTTAAGTTCAAACGTAGGCAGAAGATCAATGGATTGCAGGATGTCACGTGATATGGCCTCATATGTAAAAGTTGCGTTACCGCCTGCACCACCCGCTAAAACCTGAACATAGCCGCCGACAGGCGGCGAAGCTACCATATCCGGTTGAGAATAACTCACCGAATTGATATTCTTCGTCGTCTTACAGGACCATGTTAAGGAAGAAAACGGGAAAGTGAGAGCATCGACTATATCACCAATATTGGTGAAATAATCGACCATCCACGCATAAGGAAGTATGGAAAAGATAGTAGGTAACCAATCGGACGGACTTAACCGTTGAGATTGGATAAAACCTATTTTCCCATTCATACCTGACTCAGTGCGAATTGCACCCTTAATCTGAACACTATAAGTAGATGCTAAATTTACTTGTGTTGTCCAGGTAAGCCAACCGTTGAAGGAATCACCAGTAATGGCGATCCTTCCGGCACTTCCAGACCATCTTCTAGAGGCGCGGCCACTAACAGGAACCACGGGGAGGCGTCGATGAGACGCATCCACAAGGATCGATGTTATGTCCTCGACAAAAGGAGCTGTCCCGAAAGTAAAGGCAAGGTACTCAGTTCTGACGACATGCAGCCACGACTTAGATCGTTTGTTAACTCCCTTCGACGCTTTCTCTAGAGTCGAAAGGTAACCACCGATCTTGTCGCGGAGGCTGTTCATCGGATGGATGAGGCTATGTAAGTCATGTTTAAGGTGACGTATCGAACGCCCAGTCAAATTGTTTGAACTGAGAGCAGAGTTACAATCACCAATAAACTTGGCTATAGCACGGTTATTAACATCGGCTATGACAGACGCTGGTGGTCCAGAATTATTCGGAAAGGTGGGATAGTTAAAATAACCAGGCCCACCCGAAGAATAAGACTGAGTCAGCTTAAGGAGGTTATTATGATAACTAGATTCGTAGGAAGCCCAAGTAGCCTCACCAGAAAACTTTACTCCCTGAAAGGGGGTAGTAGCATTCTGGCCTAGGCGCACTTGATCTCTCCACTTAGGGTTTTTATACCCACTAGTAGTGTTAGTGCCATGGGCAGTAACGGCGTGTATAGTATAATTACTGATACCGGTCATAACGTTATTGGGATTACTCGCGTCGATCGCAGTTGCGGTCCCGCTGTAGTTCCTAACATATGCCCAGTAACCAGTAGTACTATACGCGTCCATAATAGCTCCATTGTCGATAGTCTCACCTCCTCCCTGGGTTACGATCCCAGAGGGGTAGAGATGAGAAGAGAGAAAGGTAAATGGTAGAAAGCTGTCAAGTAGTGACGTCCTGGAAGAACGTATCGTTTAAATCGATAGGTTCGACCTGGGCAAGGGCGTATTCGTTCAAGAGTACGACCTTAGCATCTTCTGTGAGGTTAAGAAAACTTTCACAGGAGATATTACGGGAACGCATCAAATACTCGCGAAAGAACGGAAGATACTGGTGCACAAAGTACCAGGCTTCCGTTTTTAAGTTTGTATGAGATGAGTTCTGCAATAAATCTAACATGTTACCTCCAGCCTAACGGATTAAATCCTATGGCAATATTGCTACTGCAATAGGGAGAACCCGAAACTCAGCATCTCCTTGTCACCGTGCCGTCGCTTCCACCCCGCCGAGGTGAACAGCCGTAATCGGTCAGTATTCGGCTGCTCATGCTGCCTTCGCCCTTCGGAGGTAGGCTCGG